GGCGCGCGGCGGCTTTGGCTCTCACGGCGCGGCCGGCGGACATCTCACCACGACCACGCCGAACCCCGCGACCACCAGCAATGGCTGGGTGGATGGCGGCTCTTCCCTGAAGGCCATGGAGTCAGTCCGTCTTTCACTGAACGCCTGGAAAAAGACGTTGCCGCTCGGCATCACCTCCTGCATCGACATTGCCGCGCAGGTGGAAGACCCCGGCCGGCCCGGCTACTGGCTCGGCAGCGCCTCGCCCTACACGCCGGATGGCCTGCACGACAATCTCACAGCCCAACCGCCAAGGGCAATGCGTTCAATCTGAATATGCTGGCGTGAGGGGAAAGGTGCGGTGATCGGGTAGTGGGCCGCCGGCACGCGTAAGGTCACCGAAACCGTGTGATGACGTTCGGGTAGTTCGCAGGGAGGGGATTATCATGAAACCACAGACCCCGACATCCAGAGTGAGCACCGCCGCCGGTGATTTGCCGGGGGCTGGCGCCGGAGATCGAAATTACTGACCAGATGATTGAGGCGGGGCTTTCAGTGCTGCGCTCAGCACATCTATCGGAATTTCCTCTTGAATACGCTGATCGTCAAGTCGTGAAAAAAGTGTTCCGAGCGATGGTTGAGGCGAGTTCATGGTCGCATGAAGGTCTCGCAATAGCGCCTTAAGTTTGTCGCTGACGTCGAGGACGGCAGCAGTGAATATGATTATTTCGTCCTCGTTCAGATGGCCCTGCTTGCGCCATTTGGACCGCGTATCGTATCTGCCGGGGCCAATGGTAGCAGGCTTGCTATCGTCCAATGGTTTATCCCACACCGTGTGATGTGCGAGCCTAACCCTGGTGTCGTTTAGCGCCTTCAAGGTTTCCGCGCATTTGCCCCATCCGGGTTTGTGGCCGGAGTATTTGAAATCGATCGTAAATAGCTGATCGATGATGGTAAGCCACGAAAAGAAGTTCATGATAGAATAGAAGACCAGCCCGGTTTTCTGTTCTGTTGTTCCCAGAAGGATGGCAGCGATCTCAATAACTTCGCTCTCCATCGATGCCCACATGGAGATCGCTTGACCTACTGAAGAGTAGAGGTCTTGGTGCCGCCTCCACGCGGTGTCGTCTACGTTAGGCGGAACACTTTCGGTCATGGATTTTGTCTCTCAATGAATGACGGAGCGGCCTAAGCCATTTCAAACCAGACCCGGTTGATGGCTTCGACATCGGCCGGAGGAGCGGGATACATCCATGCTTCGGTAGCATCGACGACGGTCAGCTTGTCGTTGCTGTCCATAACCGCGAACACATGCCGATGGGCTTCCTCGGGAGAGCGCGCAGTGTGCACATAAAAGAATGACTGCTGCGCGTGGTACCATCGGCCAAGTGATTTGATGCGTTCATGCACCGCATCATAGTTTTGCCCCGGCTTGTCGAGATCGTAAGAAATAAACAAGTTGAAAGCCATGATTGGCTCCTATGTTTGCGGAGCCGACCTTGACTAAGGTGGGTCAGGGAATAATAGTTTCCCTGCTTCAAAGCACCTGCGCCCGCGAGTCGACTCCAGAGGTTGATGCGGGACCGATCCGGGCCCCTTGGAAGGCGCGAATCGGCTCAACCCGGAAAGCTCGGTGATTCCCTTGCGGGAGTCGATCCAAGCGTTCCGGGTTTGTGCTTTCTATCCACGTGAATCTTAGCTTTTGCGCCAGAACTTGACGCCGATCAGCTTCTTGGGAGGGCGCCGCTGAGGCGCTCACCTGCTCCCCGAATTGATCGGCTGCTCTGGCGAGCCCGGTCCTGAGCCGGTGGTGCCGATCGGCAAACCGTTCGGAGCGGTGCCGACTTTTCGCGCCCGCGCCGCATAGGCGGCATAGCGGCGCGCCACTGTTCAAAATTGCCGGGATTGGAAGGCGAAGCAGCGGAGCGATTAGCCGCGCCGCCAAAGCGCATGGTCTGTCCGACCGAATTCTGGAAGGTCGAGGGTTGACCGACCGTGTTGCGAAACGGCGCACCGGGATAAGTTGCCGTAGCTGATCCGGCCACCCCCGGATGATTGGCGGACGAGCCGCCCGTTCCCTGCGCCTGCGCCGGAGCGTCACAAATGAGCGTCCCGACAAGACAGGCGCCGAGCAAGATCGAAGACCACGAAAAGACCGGCTGGTTCTGCGCCATGTGATGCTCCCTCGGACGTTCATTGATGAGGCCGATCAAGGCAATTCCCCGAGCGCGAAAACAGAGCTCCATCGAGAGGGCCGCAAATCATGTTGCAGACCACAGTGCACCTCGACCCCGGGGGCCGGGACCTCACGGTCGAGCATCGTCAGGATGTCGAACCCATTCTGGAATGGAACAGGGCCTCGCGCGCCGAAGACCAGCGCAGCGATTGGGGTCGTCACGTCGCCCGCATTCCCAACGTCATCTATGTGCGCTGGCTCGACGACGAGCACGCCCGCGGCAACACCGGCCTGCGGCTGTTCACGCCGGAATTCGATGCGATCGTGCAGCGCAAGCTCAAAGATCCCGAGTGGGCCTATTTGCGAACCGACCGGCCGAAGCTGCAAGCCGGCTGGTCAGCGGAGACACCATGACAGGCATTACCGATTACGCTTCGCTACAGGCGGCGATCATCGAATATCTCGCGCGCGACCAGGACATGACGCTGATTGCGCGCATTCCGAGCTTCATCCAACTCGCCGAAGCCAAGTTCAACCGGCTGCTGTTCGTCCGCCAGATGGAAAGCCGCGCCACCGCGCTGATCGATCCGCTGTCGAGCGAGCCTGAGTTCATCTCGCTGCCGGCGGATTTCCAGTCGATGCGGCGCGTTCGCCTGTCCAGCATCACCGGCAAGCCCTGCCTGGAATTCATGTCCGGCACGCAGATGGACGAATACCGCCTCGGCATTTCCGACGTCGCCGCGCAGCCCAGATATTTTACAGTGTTCGGCAACGAGATCGAACTCGCGCCGTCGCCGGATGCCGCCTATACGGTCGAAATGGTCTACCGCCAGGTGATCCCGCCGCTCGCCAGTACCGGCGCGAACTGGCTGCTGACGCTCGCGCCCGATCTTTATCTCTACGGCGCGCTGATGGAAACAGCTCCCTATCTCAGGGAAGACGAGCGCATCGCGACCTGGGGCGCGGGGCTTTCGGCCGCGCTCAGTGATCTCAACAATCTCGGGCTGACCTCGACCTTCAATGCCGGGCCGATGACGGTGCGGGTGTCGGGGCAGGTGCTTTAGCGCCTCATCAAAGCCCACCACTGGTCATCCGAACGCCACGCAGAGCGTTTCCGAATCTGGAAACTGCAAACCGCTCAATTGAGAATCCGGATTTCGCGCTCGGCAAATTATCGGGCCGCGCTTTGCACCCGGTGGCGCGCTCCGGCATGACATCGCGGCTTGCAGCAATCCGCCAGGTCTTGTTCGGACTGTTGCGATTTTTTTCAAAGGAAGCATTGATGGCATCGTTCAACAAATTCAACTGCTTTGTCGCCGATTTGGCGCATGCGCTGCACGACATGCTGACCGGCACGGCGCAGGTTTATAAAGTGTATCTCACCAACACCGCGCCTGCCGTCACCAACACGGTCTACAACACGCCGGCTGATCTCTCGACCGCCAATGGCTATACCGCCGGCGGGTTATCGATCGGCACCATTACGGGTTCGCAGACCTCCGGCACCTTCAAGTTCATCGGCGGCACCGATCCGGCCTGGACCGCCTCCGGCGGCTCAATCGGTCCGTTTCAATATGCGGTGCTCTATAATTTCACGTCGGCGACCAAGCCGCTGATCGGCTGGTGGGACTACGGCACGGCGATCACGCTGACCAACGGCAACACGTTCACGGTCGATCTCGACCAGGTCAACGGCGTGCTGACGATCACCTGACATGGCCAAGCTCTACAACCTTGCCCGGGTGAACACCGCAACCACCGGCACCGGGACGATCACGCTCGGCAGCGCGGTGGCCGGCTATCTCACCTTCGCGCTCGCCGGCGTCGTCGACGGGGATTCTGTTTATTATGCTGTTAAAGATGGATCAAATAGTGAGATCGGTATTGGAACCTATACCGCCTCTGGCACGACGCTAACTCGCACAGTTATAAATTCAACCAACAGCAACTCGGCGATCAGCCTGTCAGGTACGGCCGAAGTGTTTATCACTCCGCCGGCGACAGCATTCCGTGAAGTTTTGACGGGTGCTCGCACTTACTATGTTCGTACAGATGGGTCGGATAGCAATACGGGCCTGGTCAACAGTGCTGGCGGTGCTTTCCTGACAATCCAAAAAGCGGTGGATACCGTCTCCGCAACTCTCGATCTCGCCACCTACGATGTCACCATTCAGGTCGGTGCCGGGACCTATACCAATGCTGTGGTTCTCAAGAAAACCGTTGGAACTGGTTTCGTTCGTTTGCTAGGGGACACGACAACGCCTGCCAACGTGATTTTGAGTCCATCTTCCGGGACTGTCATCACCAACAGTGGGGTTGTGAGCAGCAGTTACTCTGTCAAGGGCTTCAAATTCACCAATGCCGGCGGCGGTTCGTGCTTCGACTTCGGTGCTCCAATTTACGTCGAGATCGGAAACCTGGACGTCGCGCCCGTCAGCGCGGTGAATGCCCACATCACCGCTAACGGTGGTGCGATAATCAAGATTGTCAGCGACTACACTGTCCGAACAGGTGGTGGCTATCACCTCCGCGCCTCGAACGGGTTCGGCTGCATCTATGGGAACGGCATCACCATCACTGTGGCAAGCACCCCCGCTTTTTCGAACGCGTTCATTGAGGTGGTCGAAAATAGCTATGTGAACTTCAACGCCACGATCTCGGGCAGCGCAACCGGAAAACGCTACAACGCCGCAACGGGCGGGATCATCAATGCGAATGGTGGCGGGGCAAACTACTTCCCAGGCAATGTCGCCGGCACTGTAACCACCCCAGGTTTCTACGGCTAGGAGTGCGGTATGAATCGAGATCGTATCCTGATCCGCCATCTTATCCGCAAACTGACCGTCCGGGCGCTATCGGCTGTTGAACCGCCGCATCTCGATCCGTCCGAGCTGGACAAGTCCGCGGTGAAGAACAAGCAATTGATCAATGCTCGGCTTTGACGCGCTTGGAAGGCTCGCGCTTGGCGCGGCGACGATACCGGCGACCACCAACGCGACGCTGACGGCTGCGGCAGGCGGTTTTGTTGAAACAGGAAAGAGCGCGGCTTTCCTTGTACGGCAGCCATCAAATCCGGCGAGCGTTGCGCTGGCAGGCAACGCGGCTTACGGGCGGCTCACAGAAAGCGCGGGGATCGCCGTGTTTACGGCTTCAGCAAGCCCAGCGCTGTTTGCCTGGCGGATGCCGGCGGCATTCGTGAGCTACATCGTCACGCCAAATTCGTTTTCCGCGCGGCTCGGCCTTTCGGCCGCGTCGGGCGCGACCAGCTCTAGCGGACGTGCCGCGGCGTTCAAACTTGCGCTGAATGCCGAGCGGGCCACGGTGACACTGCTTGGATTTCCGTCGAGCCTTACCCGGGATTTCGAAGCCTGGTTTCCACGTCCTTTTGATGTCGATGGCTGGAGCTCATCCGCCGCCCCCGCGCAAACCTGGACGCCTTCGGCGATTCTGGTCGAGACCTGGACCGCGAAAGCCGGCCCGGCGCCTTCATGGACGACCGTTCCGCAGCCTCCTGATTTATGGACGAGTGAATAATGCCGCTTCTTGCACCCGGCGAATATCGCCCCGATGTCAGTGACTATGAAGGGCGGGCCACGCGCAACATCCTCAATGTGGTGCCGCGTGGTGATGGCTATGGGCCGTTTCCCGCCTTTTCGGCCTATACCAGCGCTCTGCCTTCGGCCTGTCGCGGCGCCTTCTATGCGCTCAAATCCGACGGCACGGTGATTACCTTCGCCGGAACGGCCACCAAGCTCTACAAGCTGAACAACACCGATTTCACCTGGGGCGATGTATCGAAGGGCGCCTCGACCTATTCGGCCTTGTCCTCCACCGCCCAGTGGCAATTCGCGCAATTCGGAAGCCTGGTCTTTGCGACGCAGGCCAATGCGCCGCTGCAGGTGTTCGATCTGTCGTCCTCCACGGCATTTGCCGATTGCGCAGGCTCGCCGCCGCAAGCCGCCTATATCAGCGTGGTCGGCCGCTTCCTGGTACTGTCCGGGCTGCTCTCCACGCCCTATCGCATTCAGTGGTCGGGATTGAACGCGACCACGACATGGACGAGCGGGGTCAACAGTTCCGATTTTCAGGATTTCCCCGACGGCGGCATTGTGCGCGGCGTAGCGGGTGGCGACCAGTCCGGAATCATCTTTCAGGATCTGGCGATCCGGCGGATGTCCTATGTGCCGGGCTCGCCGATCATCTTCCAGATCGACCGCATCACCCAGGACAAGGGATTGTACGCGCCTTATTCGATCATCCGTGCCGGCGAGAAGATCCTGTTTTATTCCGGCCAGGGTTTTCACAAGATCGAACCCGGCGGGGCGCCCGAGCAGATCGGCCGCGAGCGGATCGATCGCTCGTTCCTGACCGATCTCGACAAGGGCAATCTGCAGCTTTTCGTCGGCGCGGCTGATCCGCGCTCCACGCGGGTTTACTGGGCCTACAAGTCCGTCTCCGGCGCGGTCGGACT